TTTGATAACGGTATTCAGGAAGAGTCAACGGCTATTACATCTAGCTCAAATGCGGCTACTCTAAACCTCAGAGATGGCACGGTGTTTACTCACACGCTCAGTGAGAATGTCACCTATACATTTAGCAACCCTGCCGCTTCTGGGTACGCTTCTGGATTTACGTTGAAGGTTACACAAGACTCGTCAGCAAGAACCATTACTTGGCCTGGCTCGGTAGATTGGGCAGGAGGTACAGCACCTACACTCAGCACTGGATCGGGTGATGTTGATGTATTTGTATTTCTGACTGTTGATGGTGGGACTACCTATTATGGATTTACCGCAGGTCAGGATCTGAGCTAATGGCTTTTCTCGCTCAAAAACTTATCTCTGCCTCTGGTGGCGCACAGGAAGAAACAGATGATTCATTTAACCTTGTAACATCCCTATACCATTTCGACGGCTCAAACGGGGCGCAGAACAATACACTTCTTGATAGCTCTTCTGAATCTCACACAGTCACAAGAAACGCTGATATCGTGCAGGGAACATTCAGTCCTTTTAGTGCAGAGGAAGGCAAGTGGGCGGCAGAATTTCCAGTTGGTTCGGCTAGTGACCAAATTAACCCAGCTAGTGGATTAGGGAGTGCTGATTTCGCACTTGGCACTGGAGCTTTTACAATAGAAGCTTGGGTTTTTGTCACAGCAGACACTTACCCTTATAGTAGGGTATGGCAAATTGGGCCTTATTTTAGTAGTAATAACAGTGTCGGGTTGGCTGTAGACGATACAGATAATTCTAACAAAATATCGTTCTTTGCTTATGCCGCAACAGGTTCGGGGAGAACTTGTATTTCAACAAACGCAACGCCAAGAAATGAATGGTTTCACGTTGCTGTTACAAGAGATGGAACTGGAGATTTCAGGCTATTTGTAAATGGAAACTTAGACTCAACAAATACGTCTTATAGAACCACCGATATAAGCCCATTAGGTAACCCTGCTCTTGCTATTGGCAATGGGGTAAATAGAGCAGTTGAAGAACCATTTGAGGGGTATATATCAAATTTTAGATTGGTCAAAGGGACAGCAGTATACACATCTAGCTTTACAGTGCCGACTGAGCCATTAACTGCTATAACAAATACTAAACTTTTAACTTGTTGTAGCAATAGGTTTAGAGATAAAAGTACATCTGCACATACCATAACTTTAACAGGTTCACCAAGAATAAAACCCTTCTCGCCCTTTGCACCTAGTGAAGGTTACAGTACATCATCTCAAGGTGGGTCAGGATTTTTTGACCAAAGCTCAGATTGTTATTTAACTGTGTCTGATGCTACAGATTTTGATTTTGGCACAGGTGACTATACCCTTGAGGCTTGGGTTTACCCAGAATACTCAATATTAGGTAATTTTAATTTACCCTTTGCTATTACAGGAGGTAACAATTATTGGGGCTGGACTAACCTTGGTGTATCTGGTTACGATGGATTAACCAATCATGTAGATACACTAGATAGCAATTCTGGAAGCACCGCTGATATTCCAAACCTTTATGAATGGACTCACCTTGTTTATCAAGTAACAAGCGGAAACAATAATTGGTATAAAAATGGAGTTAGAGTATATAACGGATCAGCAAATACTCATTCTAGTGCGGCCACTGGATTCCAAGTAGGCAGAAGTCCAAGTTATAGCAATCATTATTATGGTGGCTATATTTCAGACGTAAGGATTGTAAAAGGAAGTAACGTATATTCAAACGCATCAACCTTAACTGTGCCTACAGCACCATTGACATCAGTAACAAACACTAAATTACTTTTAAATTTTACCAATGCCTCTGCGTTTGACCAAACAGGTAAAACAAATTCAGATACAATTGGTAATGCTCAAACAAGCACGGCAACTACAGCAAAGTTTGGCACAGCAAGTTTGTTGCTTGATGGAACAAGTGATTCTTTGAAATTAATTAATGTTGTTCCTATAAGAACCAGCCCCTTTACCATAGAATTCTTTTTTAAAAGCAGTACCACCTCGTTAGACACTTACTATCGCAGAATGTACAAAATGGCTACGGTTACTTCACAAAACAACGCATGGTGTGAGATTTGTATAAACTCCTCTTCTGGTAGTTATGGGAGCGGCAACAATATTTTTATGTATACTCCTGGCAACACAATTATAGGAACAGCGACTCCATTCGATAATAATTGGCATCATTTCGCTTTGACTAGGGACACTTCCAATAATTTAAAAATGTTTGTTGATGGCACTCAAGATGGGTCAACAGTGACAGGATTCACTAACGATTTAACTCAAACAGAACACTTGGTAGGCGCAAACGATACATCAGGAAATGGAGATTTCTCAGGTTACATTGACGAGTTAAGACTGACGATGAAAGCCCGATATACCAGCAATTTCACCGCACCAACTAAAGCATTCGCAAACAGGTAAATAATATGCAAATAGCAATAATTAAAGACAATCAAGTAGAAAGCATGGGAGAACATCAAATGTTGTTCCCAAATGTTTCTTTTCCATCATCTGGTCCTACCTCTGATTGGATGTCAGAAAATTCTGTTATGCCTGTCACGGTTGGATTAAGTTATGATCCACTAACACAAAAGATGAGTCAGGTTTCTCCATATATAGACAGCGGTGTTGTTTATACCGTTAAGATAGAAAGCTTAACCGACAGTGAAAAAGAAGTCGCAAAGAACGATTCTAATAACGCTCTTGCTACAGCAAACAGAGCGGAACGTGACAGATTGTTGGCAGAGACAGATTGGATGGTGATAAAAGCACTAGAATCTGGCGGAACCTTGGCAGATAATTGGAAGACGTACAGGCAAGCTTTAAGAGACATTACGACACACAGTAATTGGCCTGCTCTTAAAGTGCCGAATATTGACGGATCAGGCGATAACGATTGGCCTGTTAAACCATCATAGGAATTAGACATGGCAACGTATGTAAATAATTTAAGACTCAAAGAAATAACTACTGGTGACGAGTCAGGAACATGGGGGGCCAGTACTAATACCAATCTTGAATTGATCGGCGAGGCGTTAGGTTATGGCACTGAAGCAATCACAACTAACGCAGACACACATGCATCAACCGTTGCAGATGGCTCTACAGATGAAGCAAGAGCTATGTATGTTAAATACACTGGGACTTTAGACTCTACTTGCACAATTACGATTGGCCCTAATACGATGAAAAGGGTGCAATTTATAGAAAACGCTACGAGCGGAAGTCAATCTATTATTATAAAGCAGGGCAGTGGAGCCACTGTTACTATTGCAAATGGCGCAATGAAGGTAGTTTATCTTGATGGTGCTGGAAGTGGGGCCGCAGTCCAAGATGCTCTCGTAGATTTAGATCTTACAGGAACAACAACAGCGGTCAACATAACAGCTAGTGGGACCGTAACAACTGCAAATGTCACGATAAGCGGCATAGTCAGTGCGGCTGACGGATCTGCTGGTGCGCCCTCTATAACAAATACAGGCGATACAGATACAGGTATATTCTTTTCAGCGGCAGACACCATAGCATTTACTGTGGGCGGCACATCTCAAATTACTTTAGCAGACGGTGCATTAGCTCCTGTAAGCGACAATGACGTTGATCTTGGAACATCCAGTTTAGAATTTAAAGATGCGTACTTCGACGGAACTGTTAATGCTGATGCAATAGTGTCAGATCAAATTAACGTAGAGGGGCAAGGAGATGTAAGATGGGAGGACAGTAGCGGTGGAGAATATGTTGCTATTCAAGCACCATCAACTGTTAGTTCCAGCTACACATTTACTTTGCCAGCGGCTGATGGAAGCAGTGGTCAGGTATTAAAAACAGACGGGAGTGGCAATCTAGGATTTGTTAGTATTAACACGCCAGGAGCTTCCGCAAGTTTTACTCAGGTGGATGTGACAAGTCAAGGAGATGTTAGATATCAGGATTCGTCTGGGGGCCAGTATGTTGCTTTGCAAGCACCAGCAACTGTTAGCTCAAGCTATACATTAACATTACCAGCGGCTGATGGGTCTAGCGGTCAGTCTTTAGTTACAGATGGATCGGGTGCGTTATCGTTTAGTTCTGCTAGTGGAACCACGCCTGCGGCTGACATACTTAGCCTTGGTGCGACTGATCAACAAACTTACACAGTAAGTGGACTTAGCTTTCAACCTAGTTTAATTATATTTCAGGCTTTTGGCGGTGCAACGGTGACAACAGGATCGGCTTATTTTGCAAGCAGTCACGGATTTGCAACAGGCACAGGATCAAATCAAAAAGTGGTTTCTTCTAGAATACTAAACAGCCCTAGTGTTGAGTATGGCGTAGTTACAAACACTAGTTATTGTTACTGGATAAATAATTATGATGGCTCTATGCACTTTGGATCAGTGACTGCAATTAACTCAGACGGATTTACTATAAGATCAACAGTTACTTATGGAACCACTGCTACATTAATGTACACGGCCTATCCCTAATGGACAATCTAGAGGCCCATGAAAGAGAGTGCGCGGTGCGATACAAGAATATCGAGGAACGCCTTGACCGTGGCACAGAGCGAATGAACCGTATAGAGATGAGCGTCTATGCGTTATATCCTTTTCTGGTTGGACTCCTTATAGCCAGTAAATTCTTGGGATAGCTCCTCATGTTCGCTGAACTGGCGGCAATCACCAGTGCTATTTCTGCAATTAATAATACAATTGCAACCTTCAAAGAAGGCAAAGCAAATGCCCAACAAGCGGCTTCTTTGCTCGGAAAGTTTAGTGCGACTGCTCAAAAGCTTGATGATTGGGAAAAAAAGAAAAAACTTAAACGGCCTTTGACCCCGAAAGAAGCGATGGATCTCTCTATTAAACGTAGAGAAATCAAGGCTGTAGAAACGAAAATTAAAGATCACCTTATGATGGCTGGCATGTCTGATGTGTGGCGTGAAGCAGAGCGCATAAGAAAACAATCAGAAAAAGACCACCAACAATATTTAAAAGACATACACAAAAAGCGCAAAGAGCGTCAGAAAAGACTAAAAGAAAGAGCCAGTATATTATTTATTATCTGTTCTTTAGTGTTCATAGGTTGGTCAGGTTGGTTTCTTTATGAAGCTTTTCAAGAAGCAAGACTAGATTCTGCAAAACAACGGCTGGAGCAAGCTAAAGAAAGACAACGTAATCTTAGAAAATGCGGTAGATATAAATGTTAATGGCGTTTCTGCTAGTGGTTGTTGTAGAAGGAGAAACAGTCTCAGATAATAGAATGTTGTTCAAAGATGTATATCGGTGCAACGTGTTTGCTACCGCTGTAGAGCAAGGCAAATGGTCACCAAACGACAGAACATATTACAGGCAACAGAACGTGACTGCTTATTGTGTGCCTAAAATGGTAAGTGCCAAAACTAAATTGTTTGAATAGGAGATGACATGAGCTTATTGACTTCTTTGATTGCTCCAGTCGCTAACATTGCAACTGGAATAATAAAAAATAGAGGAGAAATTGCTCAAGCTAAACATCAAGCGAAGATGTCCCAAATTCAGAATGATGCAGATTGGGAGTCTAAAATGGCCGATGCCTCTGCTAATTCTTGGAAAGATGAATGGTTTACGATTTTACTGTCGATACCCTTACTAGCAGTCGGTGCTGGCGTTGTGATGGATGATCCTATGATAATTGACCGAGTGAAATCAGGGTTTCAGGCTCTTGAAGAATTACCAGATTGGTATAGTTATCTTTTATTTTTGGCAGTCTCAGCTTCTTTTGGAGTTAAAGGCGTTGACAAACTTATGAACTTGAGAAAGAAATAATGAAAAAAGCAAAAAGCAAAATTAAGAAGGTAATCAAAGGTTTAGATAAAGCGTCTAAAACACATAAAGCTCAAGCTAATTCTCTCAGAGCGGCAATAAAATCTAAAAAGAAGCCTAAGAAGAAGTGAATAAAGAGTTGGAGCCAGGCAGTCAGTACGAGAAATACGACAGCGATGGTGATGGAATCGTTACTGATGACGAGTTAAAAACAACGGAGAGACTGCAAGCCCTTGAAATTGCTAATGAAAAAGCTGAAGCACAAAAGAACATGTGTTGGTTTGCTTTGTTTGGCATGTTGCTATATCCCTCTGGTATTGTAATTACATCCTTTCTAAACTTAGAGCAAGCGGCTTCCATACTCGGAGATATTGCTTCCGTGTATTTTATCAGCGTGTCGGGCTTGATAGCGGCTTTCTTTGGGTTTCAGAGTTTTAAAAAATAATGGAAATAGCAATAGTTTTTATAATCGGTTATTTGATTGGTAAGTACGCATGACAGTAGACGTAAAAGTCCTTTACGAAGAAATAGCTAGTGACGAAGGAAAGGTGCTTCATCCTTATCTTTGCAGTGAAGGACACCCCACCGTAGGTATAGGCCATAAGATTCTTCATACTGACCCAGAGGCTAGTCTGCCAGTCAGAAATGCTTACGATGGCGCACCAGAAGAAGAAAGCATTACAGAACACAGGTGTTATGAGTTGTTCCAAGAAGATGTACAGATTGCTATTGACGGGTGCAGAAGAATATATGAGACCTGGGAAGATTTGCCACAAGAAGCTCAACATGTGCTTGTGAACATGTGTTTTCAGATGGGGACAACTGGACTTAGTAAATTCAAACACATGAACCAAGCGGTAGAGGATCAAGCTTGGGGGCAAGTAGCTTTAGAGATGGACGACAGCAGATGGAGTAAGCAAACCCCAGAAAGAAGCAAGAGATTAAGGTTGCGAATGCTTGCATTGGCAGACAAAGATGATTAGGAGATAAGAAATGATAGAGCTAAGTGGGTTGCCAGGAGCAAAAATGGCGAGTAATCCTTTTATGTCTAGTCGTTCAAGTCTTCCAGAAGGATATAAATTTCGTGATATTGTTAAGTATCCAACAATGCGAATGCCTGAAAATAGGGAAATGGAAATACCAGAATATAACTTACAGAGAGTAAATCCAATGCAAAACGCTGGAATATTTGGAAACCCATATCAAACTGGAAGAGGCTACGATGGTAGCGGCATTAATCCAAACAACATGTACGGTGGTGGTTTTGGTGGTGGATTT